CCACAAGGAACAACAGGTCCAACTGGCCCACAAGGAACAACAGGTCCAACTGGCCCACAAGGAACAACAGGTCCAACTGGCCCACAAGGAGAAACAGGTTCAACTGGCCCACAAGGAGAAACTGGTTCAACAGGTCCACAAGGAACAACAGGTCCAACTGGCCCACAAGGAACAACAGGTCCAACTGGTCCACAAGGAACAACAGGTCCAACAGGTCCACAAGGAACAACTGGCCCACAAGGAGAAACAGGTCTCACTGGTCCACAAGGAACAACAGGTCTCACTGGTCCACAAGGAGAAACAGGTCTCACTGGTCCACAAGGAACAACGGGTCCAACTGGTCCACAAGGAACAACGGGTCCAACAGGTCCACAAGGAGAAACAGGTCCAACAGGTCCACAAGGAGAAACAGGTCCAACTGGCCCACAAGGAGAAACAGGTCCAACTGGCCCACAAGGAGAAACAGGTCCTATTGGTACAACAGGTGTAACAGGCCCAACACCGGCTATCCAATATTTTTCGACTTCAAATCTTGCTATATCAAGTAATACGATTGCAATTACAAATTCATACCATCATTTAACTCCAAACCTAGCAACATTAGATACAATTAGTGGCGGTGGTGATGGAAGTTTATTATTGTTAGATTCTGAAAATACAGGTGATTCAATTACAGTTACTAGTGGTGTTGGAAATATTTACTTAAATGGTGGAGTATCATTTCCTTTAACAGCAAATAATAGATTATTTTTAGTCAATCGAGGAGGTTCCGATTGGTATGAAGTTAGTAATTCACTTATTCCATAAACAATAAATAAAAATAATATATTATAATATATATGTTAAACGTTCCAGAATATATTGCATCAGTGTATCAACCGTTTAGCGCATTTGATTCAGTGTCCAGCTCTTCTGGAAATTTATCAAAAACATCAGGAATAATTGAGAATTTTACAGGAAAACCTCTTAAAAGAGACAAAAATGGTATTCCATATTCCCAATCAGTTAATGGGGTTGTAAAATATACAGGTACCATTACAAAAGACCCCCAAACTGGTTTTTATAATAATGAACGAAGAGGTTGGAATGGGGAAGCAGTATTAACATTGGATGATAGACTCTCAGAACGCACATTCGAGAACCCATATAAATAAAAAATTGATATAAAAATCTCATAAAATCTACATCTAAGAAATAATGTCTATTCAAGCAATAATTTCATTTTTTGAATCGAATGGGTTTGTGCATATTCCAGAAGAATTCCGCAAATTAAAAAAGAAAGAGGCTACCGACTATCACAAAGTCAAGCGATTCTTGTTGAAACTAATTCGTCGGCCCGCTTTTATTCTCCCGCGCGACCATCAGCATATAAAATCCGACGATGTTTATACGCTTCCATCCGCCATTATCAATGAAAAACTTCAACAATACATGAACATGACACTCAATTATGCGAATGCGTGGGTTGATTGCTGTATGATATTGTTCAGCTCCGACGATGCGCAATATTATGATGCTTTTATGTCATATTCCGCTTATGTTGAAGGAAATTATGAGGCGTTATCCTCAAAATAATCACTATTTTTGATTCGCATAAATTATAAAAAGTTTTTTTCTTCTAATAAATCAATGATTGAAAAATATTCAGATAGAGCGGTCGGATACGGTTTCGCATTTATAATAATTATCCTCTTATTAACAGCTATCTTTTCATATCGCTACAATAGCGAGGTAGAAATGGAGTATTTTTCAAATTATATCGCAATTGATGATATGCTAAAAAATTGATGGTCAACTAACATATTATTTATATGATTAAAAAATGTCAGAACATTTACCACAGTCTGAAATTAATTATATCTTGGATTCTATACTAAATGGTGTAGAATGTCTATCTGAGATTATGGAACTCATTAGAAATCCTCCCAAAAATGGTTCGATTGCTTTGATTATGTTGAATCGTCTTATTGGGAATGAAGGAATTTGCAAATTGTTCCCAAAAGAGAAAAAATCTTCTAAACTTGTGTATGCAATCAACATAGAATCCCTTAATGATAGGAAATTAAAAAGCTACCTTCCGCCGACATTTTCAACTGATGATTATATATCACATATGATATCGGTTGGAAAATCAAGCGAACAGAAACCAATCCCTAATTACAGCCCTCTCTTCAAACCGTGGAACTCCCACAAATTTGACGAAGGCTGGATGCGTGTTACGCGACAAGACATCATGTCCGGAATTGAAAATAAGGACACAAAAGATGATTATGGTGCCAGTTTTTTCCTGTTACGGAAGCTCGTTGATTTAGAGCCCAAACTATTGGATTTTATAGTCGATTGCTATAACCGGCTCTTAGATCACGAAATCTGTCCCGAATGGAGTAATTGTTGCCTCTTTCCCGCACATAAAGGAGGTGATAGATCGATCCCAAAGAATTTCCGTCCCCTGACTGTTCTCCCCTTATTTGTCAGAATATGGGATAGCGTCATCAGCAAAAAGCTTGGCGAACTGTTGAAAAAATACGGAGTCATTGATACTCTCGTTCAGCGGGGCGTGTTAAGTGGAGTTGGTGGTCTTAATAAGAATGTGGTTGATGTGAATCAAGCGATGTGTTCAATGAGCCACAATGAGATATGCTTCTTCATTGACATAACAAATGCATATGGTTCCGTTAATTATGGGTTGCTCTGTCATATCTTGCGCGAATACAACTTCTCACCCGCTCTGACGGAATACATCAAAACCTATTATATGAACGCTTTTGCCTCATATGATGGACAGATTTTTCGATGGGATAATGGTCTCTACCAAGGGTCCGGCCTATCGAATATCCTATTCTTGATATACATGGACTACGCATTGAAAAATGCAATGACTGATTTGAAGATGATGCGTATTATCGATTTTGGTTTCGATTTACAGAAGGAGACTCGCGCATTTGTTGATGATTTATTCATAGTTCTTCAGAAGAAATCATGTGGCCCAGCGATAGAATTTATCCAGATGCTTTTCAGCAGGGTTTACGGCCTTAAAATAAATCAGACCAAGACATATTTTTTCATGAACGATGCGAAAGTGAGCGAGTTGACCATTGGAGACATCCGGTTCAAACGTGTCGATATCGACTTTCGGTATTTAGGACTTGGGCTGATGTGTTTTGGGGAAGAATTTTTGGCCAATTACCGAGAAACAATCCGTTCATACTTGGAGGAAATTGATACTTTCGGGATTGATCCAAAATACAAGCTCTATGTGTACTACTGGCGCGTTTTTCAAAAGATCAGTCGGACACTCAAATGTTATTACACAATTCATGGAAGGACTGACGGTTTGGATGAAATTATGAAACTCATTGGGTGTTTCATTTACATATGGACTGGTGCGTTCCCATCCGAATATTTAGCAAAACACATTGAGTATATCGGAACTAAGGCTGTTCAGAATGAATTGTCCGAGTCCAATATGGTTAATTTTCAAACTCTTTTTGGGATAGAAAATCTGATGGACGATGATTTTTGTAAAGGAATGAAAGGAATGAATCAACTTGATACGGACCTGTATTTTCGGGAAAGTAGATAGAACATAAATTTCTATGTTATAATTAATGATACTTATAATTATTATTCTCATTATATTTTTGGCAGTTATTTTACCGTCGTCGCGAGAATGCTTTGAGGGATGTCGCGATTTTAAGGGGCGACTCTATATAGGGACCACTCCCGCGTGTATGAATAAACAAAAGAGTCGTTGCTATTCATTCTATGATGGATACGGGGAACTTCATGCGCCGTGTGGAATGAATGAGATAGGTAAATACGCAACAAAGGAAAATTGCGATGGATGTAGTGAGCATTGTCAGTATTGTATTGATAAGAATCGCAGGGGGACCTGTATTTCACGTCAAATATTTGACTGTAAGTTGTGTCCATATAGCGATATATGTTTAGAAAATCCATTCGATTTGAATATGAAAAAAGGAGCTTAATTTATAAAATCATTATCTGATTTAGTCGTCGTTTTTGATACACACCCATAATGGCTGTTTTGTACCATTATACATATGTTTAACCTGTTCATTACGAAGCTTCGTATATAAATCAGTCCCCAAATGTGTTTCGATATTATTTCCACGAACAATCCTAAATTTTTCTCCCCCACATCCAGGAGAACTTCCATTACATTCTGGACATTGCGGACGACAGCTGACCCATAACATTATTGTATCATCACCTCGTTTTTTGATAAATTGTCCTCCATGTTCCCAGTTTATTCTCCCAAATAATGGATTCATATAATATGTACATTTTTTTTTTTTTGAGCTACGTCGTGATGGTGGCTCAGCATGTTGAGGACCCATTTGTGCCAAAACATATCCAGCGTGCAATTGTGGGTCGTCGTCATGATGTGTATAAAAACTAAAATTTCTTTGTAAAAAATTCATATTTGCTGTAATAAACAAAAATTTATATTATTTTTACCATCAATTTTTATAATTTATAATTTTCAATACAAAAAATTGAATATTTTAACTTCGTCGGAGTCTATGAAGTATATACTTGTGTTCAAGTCGATCAAGTTCCAATGAATGATTCCGTATACTAGCATAATCTTCGGCACTAAGATCGAGACATTTTCGAATTTTATCAAACTCGTAATTTTCCCCACATCCAGGCGAGCATCCATGACATTCTGGACAATTTTTTGAACAAGTCACTGGAATGTATATTTTCTTGGGATGAAAATTCTCACAATCAGAATCACAATCCGAATCACAACCACAATCAGAACCATAAACAGAATCACAAATACAATCAGAATCAGAATTTGGCCAACAACCACACTCGGATTGTGTTCTTTTAATAAATTTGAAATCTTTATGTTCTTTAATCAATTCACGATCAAGAAGTGTTAAGAAGACTTTATTATCATCCTTCCGTACTTTTTCATCGTCTGAACTGCTTGCGGATGATGGAGGACGTTCGTAAGGAATTTGAGCACCCATCTGACCAAGAACCCACAATGCATGTGCGGTTGGGTCATCTTCTGGATGTGCATAAGGAAAGAAGTTATCTCTACGATTCATTTTTGCTTTATAAAAGTATAAAATTTGTTTTTATTTTACCATCAATTTTTGAAATATGGGATTGTTTACAAGTTAGACATATTCTTTTTCTACAATGAGTAAAACAGTGTTTCATATATACTATATAAAACACGTGAACTTATAAAATCTATTCGATAAGAAAGTGTAATTTATAAAACCATGGTTTGACTATTCATCTACCACCATTTTCTATTATTTTCAATGTTTGCAACACAAGTCAATGACGCATCGTGTCTCCAAAAACTTACTCCACTGATTGAGCTAATTATCAAAATTTCTTCTGATGGATGAAATGAGACTGCATTAACATTAGAGAGTCCTGTAATATTCATCTTAGAAACCGCATTTAATTTTTCTGATGAGCTATCGTATGAAATATGAAATCGTTTTATTCCATTAGAACACCCAATCATCAGTAAATTAGATGTTGGATCATAGCAAATTGAACTGACATGAAAACCAATATTAATTTTAAACACTAGTTTTGAATATAGAGAACCAGACTCAGTTTGCGAAAAGATTGACACAATTGAACCTGAACTGACCGCAAAAAAACCAAGAATGCGTAAAAAACATATACAGTTTATACAACCACTGAAATTTGAAATTGATGAACTATATTTCGATTTAGTAAACTGCTTGAAAATGACTTCATTATTACCAGCACCAATCGCAAGTATTGACCCATCTTCATTATATGCGAGTGAATAAGCACCCTTGCGAATATTTACAATCGTCATCGCATGAGTAGCTGTCAATATGTCGCCATCATATGTGATTTCGAATAAAATGACTGTTTCATCTTTTGAACCACTTGCCAGAATAGATCCATCTGGATTAAAGGTAAGAGATAGAACATCATTTTTGTGTCCATTAAGAGTCGCTATACGACTTAATAATCTGTCAGGTGAAATTTCGTCCGGTGAAAGTTTGAACAAAATTACACATCCAGATTCAAAACCAATCGCCAGAATGGAATTTGTAATTGGATGAAAGTTGACAGACATAATGTTTTTTTGAAAAACAAATTCATAAATCAATGTATATTTTTCAACTGAATTTTTGATATACGAAATTCGATGTATTTCTAATTTTTTGCGATAGCAAATAATCATAATTGTCATATCTTTATTTGATACAAATATCGGTTTAGTCATTATATTGAATTAAACAATTAAAATATAAATCATTTTTACCATCATTTTTTCAGAAAAAAATATATTTATAATTAACAATTTTCAAAACATAATTTGAAATCATCCAATTTCATCGTGATTCCTTCTACAAGTTGGACAGATTCTTCTTCCGCTATGAGAAAACCAGCTTTTGATACATTCTCGATGGAATGCGTGGTCGCATCCACCCCGAACTGCGACACACGTCTCCAAATCTTCTTCAACTCCACAAATAGGACAGGCTTCCTCAATTCCGACGAGTGATTTTTGAATAAACGGATCAACCGCTTCTGGAAAATTAAACAAATTGCCATATTTCGTTTGAACTTCTTGTGTAAATGTGATTTTTTGTTCTTCTGAAATCCAATGTGGAACTCTTATACTTTTTTGTTTTCCAAAAACAACGCCAATGTAGTAAAATAAATTCGGATTCATTTCAGTATACTTTGTCGAAATATTGTGAATTTTAACGGTTTGATTTCCAATTACTGGAACATGAAAATTGTTATATTTTTTATTTTGTTCATACCATCTGTCTAAAACTCCCCATGCGTGATAAAAATAGTCTGGATTACCATGGAATTCTGGTAAATCAAAATTAAGATTTTTGAACTCATTCAAATCAATTCTGGCAAATTTTGACAATTCACGTAAGATTCTAAGTTTTTCCAGAATGAGTTCTGAATTTGTTGGGTCGTCTGATAAAGAATCATTTATCATTGATAATTGTAATCTATAAATTTCTAGGTCCATTTTTGGCTGAATAAAATATTTTATATTGTAAAATATCAATTTTTATTATATTTTTTCCATTACAATTTTGAATATATTTTTTCTTTGATTTCATTTTTTACCAAATATTGATTAAATTATCAATGTTTATTATAATTTAATCGAAAAATCCAGTAGGAAATCGATTTTCTACATCAGGAATTTGATACGGTGATAAATTGCCTAAATCAAGCAAATCTGAATCAAAACCAGAATCAGAATCAGAAACAAAAATCTGAGAAACCTGTATCAATTGATGTGGAATCAATCCAGATCCAGAACCAGAACCAGAATCATCAAATCTTGGTTCAGAACCAGAACCATCAAATCTTGGTTCAGAACCAGAAACATAACCAGAAACAGAATCAGAATCAGCAAATTGTGGGAATTGTAGTTGAAAACTAGAACCATCAAATCTTGGTTCAGAACCAGAAACAGAACCATCAAATCTTGGTTCAGAACCAGAACCAGAACCATCAAATCTTGGTTCAGAACCAGAAACAGAACCATCAAATCTTGGTTCAGAACCAGAAACAGAATCAGAATCAATCCATCCATTACTAAGATGACTGGAACGTAAAATACGTTCTTCTTTGCAGAATGGGCAATGATACTTCGTATAACATGCAGATGCAGTTAAATGTTTTTTGCAGATACTGTTATCACTCATTTGAGTAGAACGTATTTTACGTTCTTCTTCGCATAATGGGCAATGCTTTTTCATATAACACATAAAATCAGTTGAATGTTTTTTGCAGATACTGTTATCACTCATTTGAGTAGAACGTAAAATACGTTCTTCTTTGCAGAATGGGCAATGGTACTTCGTATAACATACAGATGCAGTTAAATGTTTATCACAAATATCGGTCTTACACATTTTACAAAAACGAAGATTCTTACCGTGATCGCAGATACTGCTACCACCACAGTCTTTACAATAGCGTTTTTTACGACCGTGTTCGCAGATACCGCTACCACCACAGTCTTTACAAAGGTATTTTTCACGACCGTGTTCGCAGATACCGCTACCACCACAATCTTTGCATTGGGTCTTCTGACGGCCATGATCGCATATAGACGCACCTTTACATTTCCTACAGAAACGTTTAATCCTACTATGGATACATCGATTCTGTCCACCGCATTCTTTACAAAGGCGTTTTTCATCGCCATGCTTACATATCCCCTTTCCACCACATTTTTTACAAAAATATGGATCCTTATGACCATGAGTACATTTTGTTATTGGTGATTTTTTTGTGGGTGCTCGTGTTGTTGGTGGTTGTGTTGCCGGTGGTCGTGTTGTTAGTGGTCGTGGTGTTGGTGGATTTGTTGTTGGTGGCTTTTCTAAAATACCGCTACCACGACAGTCTTTACAAAACCGCTTTTGACGGCCATGTTCGCAAATACCGCTACCACGACAGTCTTTACAAAACCGC